TGCCCGCGTAAGTGAATACGTCTCGTAAGGCCGGCGGTGGCTTCTTATTCGCAACTGTGCCAGGAGCGCAGGCAGCAATTAGAGCCTGGGTACACCGCCGGCCTTTGCCGGGGCCATCCTAACTTGACACGCAAGAGAGGCGGCCCTATCATCAGGCCGCCCCCCCCATCGGAAAGGAGATCTCCCATGCTCTACCTGCTCGCCATCATTCTCCCGCCGCTCGCCGTCCTCTTGTGCGGTAAGCCGATCACCGCGCTTCTCAACCTGCTCTTGACGCTTCTCTTCTGGATCCCCGGCGTCATCCACGCCTGGCTCGTCATCAACGCCCACTACGCCGACAAGCGCAACGACAAGCTGATCCACGCCATGGAGAAGCAGCAGAAGGAGCTGCAAAAGCAGCAGAAACCGTAGGGGCAGGCCATGTGCCTGCCCTTCGCTACATCTCCGCCAGCAGACCCGTCAGCACGCCCGGCTCGCTCAGGTAGTGATTGACCACCCACGAGATCGCGCCGTCGTCAAAGCTGTCGCCCTCGGCCTGGAAGTCGGCGTTCGTGGCGAACAGCGGCAGGAGCATCATCACCGCCTTCTGCCGCGCCGTCTCGTCCAGGCACTTTTGCGCGAACGCCAGCCGGTCCGCGTGGTTCGCCGTCCCGCCGTCCTCCGCGAACACCGGCTCGCACCAGCTAATCACCGCCGCCTCAATCCGATGCCGCATCGAGGGCGTCACGTTACTGAAGATGTTATAGATGTCGATAAGCGCCGTCATGTCGCCTCCTAGCTTGGTAGCGTGTTAGTCGCGCTGTGCGAGTGCTTGTCGTATTCCGTCTCTACCCGGTCAAGCCGCTGCTGAAGCTCGGCATTCTGCCGTAGCACCTCTTGCATGGCCCGCACGAGTTCCTCATTCTGCCGCGTGAGTTCCTCAAAGCTCGCTGCTAAGTCCATTGGTACACCTCAATGTCTGCCCGGCCCTTCACGCTCTCGCCGCCGCTGCTCCACGAGTAGTGGATGACGTTCAGCCGCGCATCGGCTGGCTGGCCGTCCACAATGACCGTGAAGGCGTCGCCCAGGTCGAGGCCGTAGCGGTCCGGCGGCAGCGTCAGGTCCGCCTGGATGCGCCGCAATGGTCGCCCGACCGCGAGCGTCGTCCGGCTCTGGGAGTTGACGCGGCCCGCGCCCGTCGACGACGCGCTGGCCGCCTTCTCCCGCCGATTGCCCCACGGGTTTTCCAGCGCCCGGTCATTCGCGTAGTTCGTCGCGCTGCCGCTGCCGCGGATCGCCGTCACCTCGCGTGTCTTGTCGCGCTCCACCTGCCACTTATCCGCAATCCGCGTCAGGTACAGCAGCACCGGGCGGCTGCTGCGTCCGACGCGCCGGTCGACGCCGTACTCGCCCACCCAGACGGTCGGCTGAAGCGTCAGGCCCGCCCCGTCCGCCACGCCCTCTACCGCAAAGTTGACTTGCATCCACAGATCCGGGCCAAGCGCGAACTTCGCCGCCTGCGCCATGCTCTTGATGGCCGAGAGCGGCTCAAGGATGCCCGTCTGCGTCGTCGCGCAGGTCGAAGCCAGGTCACCGGCCACCCGCGCCACCGTGAACGGCGTGTCGCCGTAGCGCCAGGCGTCGGTCAGAAGCGCCCGAATGCCGCTCGCCGCCATGCCGCCGAGCGCCGTCTGGAGGTTGCCGCTCAATCGCTCGCTGTACAGCACCAGCGGCGACTTGACGCCGATGCGCCACGAGTCCGTCGCGGCGCCGCCCCGCGCCGAGAGGCCTTCAGCGATGTACAGCCCGACGTGAACGGCTCGCCCGGCCTCGTGCCGCCACACGTCCACCGCGCCGATCTCGTCCAGCAGCACCCCGGCCACCGGCGCGATCTCGACGCTGCCGTCGGCTACGTCGTTGACCACGCGCCCCACGTCCACTGCGACGACGCGGCTGGCGACGGCGCGGAACATCATCCGCGTGTCATACAGCCAGAGCGTGTACTGGCCGCCCGCCCCGCCGCCGCCCGTCATGGCGGAAAGCGGAAGCTGGGCATACGCCTCGCTCGATAGCGCCCCCTCGCCCACGGCGTTGACCGCGCTCACCTTGTAGTAGTAGGTCGCGCCGCCGCTGACCGCCGTATCCGTGTAGGTCAGCACCGCGCCGAGCGTGGTCAGGAGCGTTTCCCCGCCGCTCGCCGTCCCGCGATAGACCTTGTACGCCGTGACCGGGACAGACACCCCCGCCGTCGCCGCCGTCCACGTCAGGACCACCTGCCCCGGCGAGGCCGCCGCCGCGAGGCTCCCCGGCGCACTGGGTACCGTCGGCGCGGAACTCAGGCCGAGCAGGTAGAGGATACTGCGAAAGCCGGTCGCCATTACGGTGTGTTCCCCGTCACCGGGTCAGCGCCCGCCGCCGTCGTGACCGTCGACGTCCAGGCCGTTGTGCTGTCATCTTCTTTCTTGACCGTCAGCGTCGCGCCGCTGATCGACCACTTGTTCCGCAGGAAGCGCCCGGCGTTGAGTAAGCTCCGCGCCGCCTCCCCGCTCACCGCCGACCAGTCGCGCTTGAGGATGGCATCCGCAATCGTGTTGCCCGCCGTCGCGCCGACCGCGACCACGTTCACGCCGAGCTGCGCCGTGTTCGTGTCCACTGCCGCGCCCGCGACGTTGACGATGTTCACGCCGAGCTGCGCCGTAGACGTGCTGACCGCCGCGCCCGCGATATGCGTCACGTTCGCGCTGCCATACTGCCGATCTTCACAGCTATAGAGATAAAAGACGCTCGTGTTGTCGGGCGTCGTCGTCCAGTTGGGCGTAACCGCCGCCTGCTTGCTGCTCCCGGTGTAGCCCGTGACGATGCGCGCCTGGCCGCTGCCCGTCCCGCTACTGATGTAGCAGACGACGCCGTTATAGATGCTGTCCACCGCCGAGGCGCTCCCGTCGAGCGTGATGTAGCCCGCCGCCCCGCCCGCCGCCGTCGCCGTTCGCACCGTCATCGGCGCGCGTGGGTACAGCACAATCGGCGTCGTTTTCGCCCCGCTCGTGGAGGTCTTGACCTGCACCGCCACCGTCTGCGCCGTCATCTCCGTTGCCGTGAGCAGGAGGTAGTACACGCCGCTCGACGTGGCAATCTCCGTCGCCTCGTTCGTGCAGTCCGCGAACGTGTCGCCGTCGAGCGACACTTCGCTATCCAGCGCCGCCGCGCCCGTTACGAAGTCACCGTCGGCATCCAGGATCGGGAACACCACGCCGAACGGCAGGCCGCGCACCGGGTACGGGAGGCCAACGTTACTCTGAAGCCCTGCGACTGCTGCCATGTCACCATCCTATTCTAGACTTGCGCACGTACGGCACAGCCCTTGACCGCGCCTGCATCGGCTGCCCCCCCGCCACGTAATCTATCGTAATCGAGATATAATCCACGGACGCGGTGCGGGTGGCAACGTCTGCGTTGTAGGCCCGCAGCGCCACGCCAAAATCAGCGTCGTTAATCCACGTATCCGTGAGCGCGCATCCCCAAATATCAGAGGATGAGCCGTAAGTGTGGTTGGCGTCGCTCGCCGTCCAGTAAGAGCCGGCGTCGGCTTTGTTCGTCCCCGTCGCGTTTCCGCTCGCGTCGAGCAGGTACATCTGATCAGTGTAGAGGCTGCTCGACGCGCTTGCCTTGACCTCCGCCACGACCGTTACGCCGTTGATGATGGAGCCGGCGGGAATGGCGAAGCCGTACCCCTGCGCTTTCAGTACCGCCGTATTTTCCCCCGTCCCGGCAGTCCAGGTCGCGTACGCGTTGTTGGACGAATAGACGTTGCTGCTGTTCGACCACCCGCTTGCCGCGCTCGGACTGTTTGGCCCTGCCGTTGCCATGTCACACGTCTCCCGTGATGAGCGCCCTCGCGCCCTGCACTACCACGCTACTGGCCGCCGTCGTTCCTGTCATGTGGCACCACACCGTCTGAGTGCTGGACGCCACCAGGTAGAAGCCCGCCAGGTTGCTAGTGGGCGACGCCTGCCCCGTCACGTCGCCGTAGATGCTACTCGTGATCGACGCCTTGTCGCAGTCGATGACCAGCACTTCCCCGGCTTGCAAGGTGTAGTTGAGGACAATCCGCGCCTTCGTCAGACCATTCTCAAGCCACCTGAGTAGCCCCGGCCCGGTGACGACGATGCGCGGGTACAGGTTGCCCGTCCCGCTATAGGCGATGGACGTGCCGCCGGACGCGCTCGAGTACGTTGTGTCGTCGAACACGGCCACCCGATAGACGCCCGGCAGCACGTCATAGGCGTTGTTACTGCTGTTCGTCAACGCCACGTCCGCGTGCGTCCAGCGCCCCACCGGGAAGGCGTCCATGCGCGCCAGGAGCGCCGCGCTGGTATCGCCGTCGGCGCTGGCAAAGCTGCCCGCCCCCCACAGCGTCCCATTGGCGTAAGCCACGCGGTTGACGCTCCCGCTACTCATGCCGCTCACGCCGAGCGGCAGCCACGCCTTGCCCCGCGTGTAGGCGACGCGGCCCGCCGTCGCGTTGTCGGCGCTCGTGAAGTCGCCCGCCGCGACGAGGTACGACCCCGCCCAGGTGAGCGAGCGCACGATGCCGTTGAAGCCGCCGCCCGCCTGCGACATGCGCTCGTAAGCGCCAATCGCGGGCTTGTACTTGATGATCCGCGCCCCGTAGTCACCCGTCACGCCCGTCCATTGCGGATCGGCGTCGTTCTGGTATAGCTGTATCCAGTCCTGGCTTGGCGCGTCCGGCGACACAAGCGCCAGGCTGGAGTCGGTGTAGAGACTCGTCACCGTCCCCGGCACAATGTACGTTGCGGTGTTGGTGTAGCGCCAGTTGACGCCGCTGTAGAGGTCGCTCACATGCCAGCCCGCGATGTAGGCCGTGAACGTCCCGCTAAAGTACAGCGCCGCCGAGCCAGGGTTGACGCCCGCGCCGACTGACGCGGTGATGGCATAGCGGCTCCACGTCCCATCCGTCCACGTCGCTACCGGGCTTGTCGTCGTCGTCGCACCGATGCCGATCTTGTCCGGCACCGCGCCCTTCACCCACACGGCGAATGTGTAAGTCGCGGTGCCGCCCGTCGTGTTCGAGGCCGTGGCCCGCGCCACGTTTGACCCGGCTCCCAGGCCCGTGCCGTAGTACTTGAGCGCCCCCTTCGAGAAGCGCCCGTTTGACGTGTCGTACGCCTTCGAGCCGTTGGTCAGCGTGTAAGAGGCCGATGTGTCGGTGGTGAAGATGTCCGAGACGATAGCGCCCATCGTCGCGGGCGGCAGGGTATAGCTGCTGTCCAACGCGACGGCCATCAGCTTGACCGCGTAGAACTGCGCGCCCGGCGATGCCGTCCACGAGATAAGCGCCTGGCGGTTGGCCGTGGTCGTCGTGACGTAGGTGTGCGGCGGGAGCGGCATGGTCACCGCGCCATAGAACGACCCCCGCGCCGTCGTAGACACCGTGGAGAAGTCGTAATTCGTGCCGTCGCAGGGAATGACCCATACGTAGTACGTCGAGTTGACGGTCAGGCTGCCGCCCGCTACCGCCGTCGCCGTGATGCCCGTCGCCGCGCTCAACGTGAACGAGTCGGTGAAGTCGCCGCCCAGGATGAGGTTGTCGTTCCCATCGTTGACCATCGCATACACGCCCGCGCTTGGCCGCACGCTGCCGACGCTCTGCCACGCCGCGCCGTCCCAGTACGCGAAGTAGGACGTAGCACTCACGCCGCCCATGTTCGTGGCGAACAGGCCGCCGACGTACAGCCGCGACAGGCTCTTGACGTACACGCCGCACCTCGGCGCGCCGCCGCTCGCCCCGGTCCCCAGCTTGGCCGCGCTGCCATCTGACAGCGTAATCGCCGCGACGCCGCCGAACCCGGCCACGCCGCCCACCGTCGTGTAGTCCCCGATGACGTACAGCACCGTCCAACTGGCGTTGGGTACCAGGTCGTAAATCACCGGCCCCGCCGTGATGCTGCCCGTGAACGCCCCGCCGACATCCGCCCACGCGCTGCCCGTCCACTTCTGGAGCTTCGCGCTCCCGCCCGACGCCGCCGTCCCCACGTACACCGTGCCGTCCGGTCCCTGGATGGCGCGGCGCGGCACCGCGAACAGNNTCGCCCCAGCCGGCCGTGTCCGTTCGCTGCCGGGCGTAGCTCGCGCTCGGCGAGCTGCTGAACGTCAGCGCCGTCGTGTCGGCGTAGATGTATCGGAACTTTGGATCGAGCGCCCGAAACGCAATCACTGTGCGCCGGCCCAGGCGCGACTTGCTCAGGTCTAGGTCAAATTGCCCACTGACGGCCGCGCGGATCTCGAGCGTGCTATTCGCCCCGTTGTAGCGCAGCCAGCCTTCGCGGTTGTAGGGTAGCTTGGCGACGATGCCGGCGCGTAGCGTGTGCACCGTGAGAATGCTATCTTCCGATGGGAACACAAAGGCGATCTGAATGTCTCTTGGCTGGAGATTATGCTTGACGTACAGCCCCGGCGTCTCACCTGCTAGCGAGAGGCTCTCGATGGTATATGGCAGTAGCCCGACGCCGACGTGTGTCTCACACCCGATGGTCGTGCCGTTATCCAGCGTCATAATGCTCCCGCCATAAACGACCTTGCCGTCCGGGTCGAGAATATAGCGCGTCGAGCTGCTCTGCCCCTTCGCTCCATTCCACACGTAGCCCGGCCCGCCGTCGCCCCACACGAACGTCGTATACGTGCTGCTCTGCTCAACCTGGATGTAGACGTAGCACGTCAGCGCCCCGGCCGCGAAGCCCGCCCGCGCCGTCGTCTGCCCGCCCGCCTCGCCGCTCGTGAAGCTCGCGCCATAGACCGTGAACGCGCCCTCCGTGCGCAGCGTCGTCGGCGCCTTCGACGTCGCCCCGAGGAGGATCGCCGTCGGCGTCGCGTCCTTGCACCACACCTGCACCTGCGTCGTCGCCGCCGCCAGCGCCGCCGAGAGCGTCACCTGGGGGCCGCGGCCCGCGCCCACGAGCGTGCCTGTGAACTTGACGACCTGATTGTCGAATAGAATGTTCGCGGGCGTGGTGTCCACCGACAGCGTGCCGCCACTCGTACCGCCTGCAATGGCCCAATCCGTCGTGCTGTTGGAGCCGACCGGGTTCTTTACATAGTTGATGCTGACTTCAGGCGCCAGCCAATCCCAAACGCCGTTTGTCATGTTATCTCGCTATGTTCGTCATGAGGGAGAGCGTCCCCGGCAAGCCCGCGGCCGTCGCCAGGTGTACATTGACATTGTTGATCGTCGTCCCGCTCCCGCTCGTCCCGCCGGGGGATGCGCTGCCGTTGGTTGTCCCGCTCCCGCTCGTCCCGCTGCCGCCAATCGTCGTGCCGTCGGGCAGGTCAAACACGACGGGGATGTGAATGGTCGGGACGGTGAGATTGGCGATCGCCGCGGCCAGGTCGGGGATGTCGAACACGGCCGCGATGTGGATGGCGAGGGCGATGTTGCCGTTCCCGCCGCCCATGACCTGCTGAGCTTTGGCGACGATGTTCGCCGCGCTCGACAGCACGCCCTCAATCTGCGCGAGCTTCGTCTGCAGCGCCGCCGGGTCCTCGCCCAGGCTGACATTGCTTACGCCCGTCCTGACGGCCTCCACAATCGCCTTGAGCGCGTCCATGAGCTGCGTGACCTTCGCCGTCACGTCGCCCGCGCCAGGGATACCCGGCGTGCTGCTCCCGCTCGTCCAGATGTAGTTGCCCTGGCCGGCGTTGACCATGCCCGGCCCGTTCTCGACCTTGAACTCAAACAGGCTCTTCAGCGTTCCCAGGACACCGTTGATGACGCTGAACGCATTCGAGGCAACATCGTTAAGCGCTTTCGTCGCGTCCTGCGCGGCTTTGTCCAGGCTGCTCTTGAGGTCGCTACTCTCGGCCGCTGTGACGATGGCCTTGAGGAAGGCGACGGCGTGCAGAATGGCCGCGTCCAGTAGCGGCTTGACCTGCGCCGTCGTCGGGATGGCGTAGGTGGTGATCGTCTGGTCGCCGACCATCTTCTGGATGTTGAACTCGACCAGCTTCTTGATGAGGTCTAGCGTGTTACTGACGATGCTGAAGGCATCCGAGACGCTGGCCCACGCCTTGACCGCTGCCTCTTGCACGTCAGTCGGCGCGGTGATGCCGTTCAAGGCATCGGCTATCGTCTTCCACAGATCGGTGAACTCGACGGCCAGTTGTGCCGCCGCCGTCTTCATGGCCGGTGTTAGGGTGAGAGGCTTCTTGAGCCATTCGTCTAGCTTCGTGATACTATCCATCATGCCGAGGGCTTGCGAGCTAAAGTCGCTCACCCCGGCCCACGCCTTGACGTTTGCCTCTTGCGCTTCTGTCGGCGGCGTGATGCTCTTGAGTACACCCTGAATCGACCACCAGAGCGCCGTCCACTCTTGCGCGAGCTTGGCCGCCGCCGCCTGCATCTCGGTCGTCAAGTCTGTCGGCTTCTTGACCCAATCCCGCAGCTTGACCAGCGTATCCATGAGGCCAGTCGCCTGAGACGTGAAGTCGGCCACGCCGCTCCACGCCTTGACGTTGGCTTCCTCGGCTTCCGTCGGCGGAACGATACTCTTGAGCGCGCCTTGAATAGCCCACCAGAGCCGCGTCCAATCCGTTGCCAGGGTCGCCGCCGCCGTTCCCATCGCATCGGTGTATTCAGACGGCTTCTTGAGCCAATCGCCAAGCTTGACGATGCTATCCATCATACCGAGGGCCTGGCCTGTGAAGTCTGCGACGCCGGCCCACGCCTTGACGTTCGCCTGTTCATCCTCGGTCGGCGGCGTAATCGAGGCCAGAGCCGCGCGGATTGCCTCCCATAGCCGTGTCCAGTCAACCGCCAACGTCGCGGCCGCCGTTCCCATCGCGTCGGTGTACTCGGCCGGCTTCTTCAGCCACTCCGACAGCTTGACGATACTATCCATCATACCGAGGGCTTGTGAGCTAAAGTCGCTCACCCCGGCCCATGCTTTCGTGTTCGCCTGCTCATCTTCCGTGGGCGGCACAATCCCATCGAGCGCGATCTTGATGCTCTTCCATAGCGCCGTCCACACGGCTGCTAAGTGGCCGGCGGCCGTTCCCATTGCAGACGTGTATTCCGTGGGCTTCTTGAGCCATTCGGCCAACTTCGGCAGGGCATCCATCATACCAAGCGCCTGGGAGCTAAAATCGGCGACGGCCGCCCATGCCTTGACGTTCGCCTGTTCATCTTCCGTGGGTGGGATAATGCCGTCCAGGGCGATCTTGATTTTCTTCCACAGCGCCGTCCACACCACCGCGAGATGGCCCGCCGCCGTTCCCATTTCGCTGGTATACTCGACAGGTTTCTTGAGCCATTCCAGTAGCTTGGGCAACGTATCCATGACGCTAAGGGCCTGGCCGGTGAAGTCGCTAACACCCGCCCATGCCTTGACATTCGCGTCCTCGGCTTCCGCAGGCGGGACAATGCCATCTAGGGCGATCTTGATTTTCTTCCACAAGGCCGTCCATATCGCGGCAAGATGCCCGGCGGCTGTACCCATCTCACTCGTGTATTCTGTTGGCTTCTTGAGCCAGTCACTTAGCTTCGGCAGCACGTCAATCATGCCGAGGGCCTGGCTCGTAAAATCAGCCACGCCGGTCCATGCCTTCACGTTGGCGTCCGCCGCCTCTGCCGGCGGCGCGATGCCGTCCAGAGCCACCTTAATGGCCGTCCACAGTCGTGTCCATTCGACGGCAAGTTGCGCGGCCGCGGTCATCATCTCGCTTGTCAGCGTGACGGGCTTCTTGAGCCAATCGGCCAGTTTCGGCAACGTGTCAATCATCGAAAGCGCCTGGCTGCTGAAGTCCGCCACACCGGCCCACGCCTTTACCAGCGCGTCTTTGTCCATATCCGGCGGCGCAATCTTGGCGAGTGCGTTGGCAATCGTCACCCACAGCGCCGTCCATTCCACCGCGAGAACGGCCGCCGCGTCCTTCATTGGCTGCGTCAACGTGACAGGCTTCTTGAGCCAGTCCGCGAGCTTCGTGATGCTATCCATCATACCGAGCGCCTGGCCGGTAAAGTCGCTTACGCTCGTCCACGCCTTAACGACCGCCTCTTGTTCCTTCGTCGGCGCCGCGACTTTGGCAAGTGCCGCCTCAATCGCGTACCAGAGCGTCGTGAAGTCCGTCGCCAGTTGGCCGGCCGCCGCCTGCATCTGCGGCGTCAGCGTCAGCGGCTTCTTGACCCACTCAGCCAGCTTCGTAAGCGCGTCCATGATATTGCTCAGGCCACTCGCCACTGACGACGCGCCGTCGGCAAGCTGTTTCGCACCGTCCACCGCGCCCTTTTCCAGCGCCGCGCCGATCCGCCCCCATTCGTTGACCATAATGAGCGCGATATTGGCGAACCACTCTGTCAGGCCGCGCACCCAATCGCCGCCCGCCGGCAGGCTGGCTAGGAGCTTCTGGCTATCCACGAACACGGTGAGCGCGTCCACCACGCCCTTGACGCCACTCGCCGCCGACGTGATGCCGTCGGAGAGCGCCTTTGCCCCGGCGACGGCATCACGTTCAAGCGCGCCGCCCACCCGCCCCCATTCGTTGACGATAATCAGGGCAATATTGGCGTACCATTCGGTAATCGTGCGCAAGCTGTCGCCCGTCGGGAACGCGGCGGCCGTGGCGAACAGCACCGCCAGGCCATCCAGGAACGTGGTAAGCGTCGTTACGAGCGCGCTCACGCCCCGGCTTACCGCCTCGATGCCGTCGGCGAGCGCGACGGCGCCCGCGACCGCGCCGGACGCGAGAGCGTTCCCAATGCGGCCCCACTCGTTGACGATAATCAGCGCAACGTTGGCATACCATGCCGTAATCGTCGTCAGGCTCTCGGTGGTCGGGAACTCAGCCGCCGCCGCGATGAGCGTGGAGAGGCCGTCGAGGAACACGGTCAACGTCGTCACAAGCGCCGACACGCCCTTACTCAAGGCATCCGTGCCGTCACTAAGCGCCTTTGCGCCGCCAACCGCACCGGCCGCCAAAGCATTGCCGACCCGCCCCCACTCGTCCGTGATAATCAGCGCGACGTTGGCGTACCATTCCGTGATGCGCGTGAGCGACGCCGCCGATGAAAACTGCGCCGCCGTCTGCATCAGCGTTCGCAATCCGCCGATGAGCGTATTGAGCGCCGACACCACCGCCGCTAGTCCCTTGCTCGTCGCCTCCGCGCCATCGGCAAGCGCCTTTGAGCCGCCGACTGCCCCGGCGGATAGGGCGTTGCCGACGCGCCCCCACTCTTCCACGAGGACGCGGGCGAAGTCGGCCAGGATCGCCGCGACGCCTAGCACCCAGCGCGACATGTCCGTGCCGCCGCCCGTTGCCCCGCCGATGGCGGTGATGAGCGCGTTATTGGTCGCTACCGCGAGAAGTGTGTTGACACTATCGAGCGCCGACTTCAGGCCATCCGCCGCCGCCTTGATGCCCTCACTGAGCCGTTGCGCTGCGGCGACCGTCTTCTCCTTCACGCCCGCGCCGGCGGATGCGAACGCCTCGAACACGTCACGCCCGAACAGCGTGAGGGCTTGCGCGACGGCCAGCATATGCCCGCGCAACCGCCCGCCGATGGCATCCAGAAACGCCCAACTAAAGGCCACGTCTAGCATTTCAACCACGAGCTTAAGCGTCGCGCTAATAGCGCTCGTTGCCGCCTGGATGCCCGTACTGAGCAGTTGCGCCGCCTTGACGCTATCCTCTTGCACCCCACCCGCCGCCGCCGCGAACTGGTCGAAGATGTCGCGGCCCAGGTCGATAAGCCATTGGCTCATCTGGAGCAAGAGCGCGCGGTTGGCCTGCACCTCGTCCCACAAGCCAGAGGCGTACATCTCCCACATGGCCTTGACCGCGCTGATGACGGCGCTAATCGCGCTGCCTGCCGCCTGGATGCCCGTGGCAAGAAGCTGGCTCGCCTTGACCGCGTTCTCTTCCACCCCGGCGGATGCCGCGGCCATCTGCTCGTAGAACACGCGGCCCATGTCGATGAGGACAGCCGACATAGACGTGAACAGCGCCGGGCTAGACTGCACCGCCGCCCACGCGGGCGTCTTGTTGAACTCCCACATCTTGGGCAGCAGATCCACCATGCTCTTGAGGGCAGACGCGGCGCTCGAAATGCCCTGGCTGCCCAGTTGCGCTGCCTTCACCGCCTCTTCGCTCAGCCCCTTTGAGGCCACCGCCAGTTGGTCGGTGAACGTCCGGCCCAGCGCGAACAGGTTCTCGGACAGCGCCGTGAGCTTCCCGGCGGCGTCGCCGTCCACCAGGGCGGCATAGCCCTTGTCCAGGAACTCCTTCATTTTCTCGACGGCATCCAGGATGGACTTGAGCGCATCGGCGCTCTGCTTCGCCATCTCTTCCGCGCTCTTCTTGGCCTCACCCGCCGCCTTGCCTGCGCCGGTTGCCGCCTTGCCGATGTCGCCATAACCGCCGGCCATCTTGTTGAGGCTCGACACGACGGGCGCGTAGTTGGACGTGACTGGCGCGGGCGTCTTCGGCTCGCCCATCGCGCCCATCGAATAGTTGTAGCCATTGCCGCCGGCGCGCCCGAGCTGCATACCGAGCTGCATCGCTTGCGTTTTTGCGAGCGCAGCTGAGTACATGTCGAGGATGTTGTTCAGCCCGCCCGCGACGACCTGCCCGCTGCCCGCCATACCAGTTGCCCAGATGGACTGCTGATTGACCATGCTCATCGTCAGATGGGCTTCAATCGCCGTCATCTTCGCGTCGTGATCGGCGGCAATCTGAGCGTTGCCGGCCATGAACGCATTCCATCCGGCCTGCGGCCCATTCTGGAGCGTGACGTTGAGGGCGTTGACGAACACGCCCGCGTATCGCACAATGTCGGTGAATGTCAGAACGAGGGTGTCCCACGTCGCGATTGCCGCCCGGCGGATTGGCTCCCAATCGACCTGGGCGAGCAGGCTCCCGATGCCGCCGAGCGCGGACATCACGAGTTGCCCGATGTTGCCGCCCAATTCCATGAGGCTGCCCAGAAAAGCCTGGAGGCCGGGCAACATGAAACCGACGGCATCGCCGATACCGGATAGCACCGTGCGTACCCCGTCCATCACCGGGCCGGCCTGGGCCGCCGCGCCGTTGACGAGGCTGTCCATGAGCGCCAGGAACGTTTGCAGGGCGGCCGTCGCCATGTTCACGGCCTCTTGCCACACCTGACCGAAGTCCACGCCCGGCGCGATGGCCTGCATGATCGTATTGGCGAGATTCGCCACGTCCACCATGAGCTGTTCGACGGGCGGGCCGAGAATGGCGAAGGCATTGGCAACGGGTTCCAGTCCGCTAATCAGGCCGCTGGCGATCTGTTCAATCACCGGGCCAATCTTTGTCGCCATCCCCGCGATACTTGAGATAAGACTGTCAATCAGCGGCTTGGCCTGGTCGAGCGCCTTGCCGAGACTGTTGGCGATGGCCGTTCCCGCCGGCGCAAGGGCCATCTGCGCCTGCTTCCCGATGAGCGCCAGCTTCTCGGGGAAGTCCATCGTCGCCTCAGTCGCCTTCTGAAGCGCGCCCTCCGTATCACCCAGGGCCTTTTGTAGCCCCGCGAGGCTCACGGCGCCGCTGCGGATGGCGTCCGCGAGTTGCGGCCCTGCCTTTTGCCCGAACGTCTCAACGGCCACCTGCGCCGCCTTAATCGGGCTTTCGGCGTTCTTGATGGTGGCGAACGCCTGCTCTAGACCATGGGACATCTCAATGCCATCTTTGGCGAACTTGCCCGCCGCCGTACTGAGGCCCGTCAGCATCTTCTCGACGTTCACGCCGGCGGCATTGGCTTGCGCGAGCAAACCGAGGCTCTGGTCGAGCGAGAGGCCCATCTGTCGCAGCGCCCCGCCGAACTGCGTCACCGCCTGCGCCTGCTCCGCGACGCTCAGGCCAAACTTCTGACTCGACGCATACATCTGGTCGAGCAGAGCACTCCCTTGCGCCGCCGGGATCTGCCAGCCTTGCAGGACACGCCCAAAGTCAGCCGCGCCGACCGCCGCCTGCGGGCCAACCTGGGCGGCGCGCGACAACTGCGCCGTCAGGTTCTCCAGGTCCATGCCCGCCGCGCCTGTCACCTGGCGCAGCTCACCCATTCGCCCGGCAATCTCGCCCATAGATGAGCCAAGCCCGGCTGTAGACGTGTAGATGCTCGTGACGCTCGACGTCATCTGGTCGAGAGCCTGGCCCGTCGCGCCGACCGAGAGAGTCAGCGAGTCGGCGGCATCGTCGAGGCCCTTCCACGCCGCAAGCGCGGCACCTCCTACGGCCGCCGCCAATCCCACCGCGAGCGCGGCGACCGCCGCGGCCGCCGCCACAGCCGCCGATGCCACGCCGGTCAGCGCCGTCGCCAGGCCAGCCAGTGATCCGCTCTTGCTGCCCGTCTCGGCGACTTTCTTGTCCAGCTCGCCGAGGCTGCTCAGGGCGTCGCTAATGTCGCCGCCGACCGAGACCATCAGGCGGGCGATTTGCACGTGGCCTCCACATGCGCGGGATTTGTTGACGCCGCCGCGCCGTTGCCTACAATGGACCGTAGACCGCACTCACACATCATGACAGCCAGGAGGGTGCTATGCGTTGGATACTGCTGCTTGTGATCGTCATCGCCGCCGCCGGGTGTAGCGGTCAGGCCGCGAAGCAGACGCCCGCCGACCTCGTTGCCGCGTTCAAGGCGGCCGGCCTCGTCGCCGACAACCCGCGCGAGATGGCGCCGACGGACTACGGCATCGCGCCCGCTCTGTGCAAGGGGGCGCGCTTTGAGATAGCCCCTATGCCGGGTGTCCGTGCTGGCCTTGAAACGAAGCGTTACGCCATGGCCTTTGTCTGCGACAACGCCCAGGATCAGGCGCGCCTCAAGGACGCTTACGACAACTTTGGCAAGGTGGCGGGGATGCTCGCCATGTACACCTACACCAAAGGGCCGCTCATGGTCGTCGTCGACGGCCAGGCCGGGAAGGACGTGGCCGACCGCTACGGGGCCGCGCTGCCGTAACACGGCCCCTACGTCGCGTTTTTGACACGTTGCGCGTGGATAGGGAACCATTCCGTCCACTCCACAAACTCGCGCTGGCTCATGCGGCGGCGCATCTCGCCGACCGTCATGTGGAGCTCGCGCGCCAGGAAGAACTCGAAGTACAGCTCGCTATCCTCAACGAAAGGCGTCGGCTGCCGCCGCGCGTTCCTCTGGCGTCGTCGCGCTCAGCTCGTTGATGGCCGTGACGACCACCTGGATCGCGCCCATGTTCTTAGACTTCAGGGCGTTGAGGCTCAGGAGGTCGAACTTCGGTTCCTTGACGCCCGCGCCGATGAGGAGCAGTTCCAGCTTCTCCAGATCGACGTTGCCCTTCTTGTCCGTCGCCCTCCGTCGGATGTCGTGGAACTCCGCGCGGCTGATGCCCTGGACGATCACCTTGCCGCGCCACTGCGGGACGTAGACTTCGCGCGTCTCGATGTCGGCCGCGGTAAGGATGTCGTTGAGGCTCAGCACCGGCGCGTTGGCTTCGTCGGCCGCGCCGTCGGCCTCGTCAAACAGGTCTGTGTCCATCTCTGCACTCATAGGTGTCAGGCTCCTTTTGCGTGTCATGCGTGTTATTACGTGTACGTGCCGACGCTGAGCGTCCCCGTCTTCTGCAGATCCAGGGTGAACTCGTTCAGCTTGGACGCGCTGACGGGCGGCTTGTACGACTTGATCATCACCTCGCAGGTGAGCTTGACCTTGCCGCTGGTGCTGCCGTCTGGCCCCAGCTCAATCGAGCGGCTGGTGCGCCAGTTCGTCGGGCTGCCGATGTAGCCGTCGATGGCCGCGCTCCAGTAGCCCTTGACGCTGATGGTGCCGTCGTCCTGGATGGCCGCGTACTGCTTGCTCTGCGTCCCCAGGACTTCCACGCTTTCGAGGTCCATGTCCCACGACGGCGTGACCTCCGAGACCTGGGCGCTGATGTCCTGCAGCGTCCCGCCGGTGTCGTCGATCTTGAACACGCTGTTGAACGGGCTGACAGTGGTCGTCATCTTTCAATCCTTTCTTCTACAGCCGGCAGAACGACAAGGCGTAAACGCTCGTCGCCCCGGCCTTGAGGGTGTTGACATAGCGGATGTAACGCTTGACCGTTCCCGTCGCGGCGACCATCGTCGCGGCCGAGGCGGTCGAAATCTGCGGCACGGTGATGAGCGTCGCCCACGGGTCCACCACGCCGTTGTCGTCTGAGTGCTCGATCGTGATGTCCTGCGTCGGGCTTGTTCCGGTGAGTGAGAACACATGCACGTAGAGGCGCGCGCCGTTGGCCGTCGAGCCGGCGGCGCCGAGGTCATCGTAGCCGGTGCCCGTCGTCGTCGCGGCCTGCGTCACCTTTGGGCGGATGAGATAGCCCAGGTCGATGCCGCCGTCGGCCTTCACGTCGATACTGAAGCGCAGGACGTTGGACGCCTTGATCGTCGGCTTGATGGCGGCGCGCTGCCACTTGAGGGAGCGCGAGCGGTCGCCGACCGTGTCCGCGCCGTCCAGGGCGATGGTCAGATAGCGACTCGCGGTGCTGCCGAGGACCGCTTCCAGGTACTCCTCTGGACTATCCACCGGCGCGTTCGCCGTGTTCCACCAGAGACCGCTGAGGGACGCGCTGCCGTCGGCGATGGTGGCCGCGTACTGCTTGCTCGCCACGCCGAGGGTGCTGACATTCTCCATGCCCATCTCAAGGCTCGCGTCCGCCGTGTCGAGCCAGCTTGTAATGTCGTACTGGTCCGCGTAAACGGCTGAGTTCCAGCCGGCTGAAGTTGTCGTCATACACTGCTCCTACGCGGGGGCGGAACGTCCCCGCACCCCCTAAGAGGCTAACGTAAACTGGACGTACACCGGCGAAAACCACCACAGCGCCCCGCCGGTGTCCTCGCTGTAGCTGCCGAGATTGCGCAGCGGCCGCACCTCGAGCGAGTAGCCCGCGACCGTGAGCGACGAGAGCGCCGTGACCGCCGCGTCGCGGATCTCCTGCGAGAGGCGCTTCCCGCCCTTCGTCGCCGTGTCCACCGCGACGCCCGTGAGCTGGTACTGCGCCGTCACAATGGCGCGGCGGCTGCCGAACACCGGCGTCCAGGGTTCTGAGATCTCCTGGAAGCGCAGGAGTGGCGGCAGGACCCCCGCCTTCTCGACAGGGTTGTGGACGCCGTTCGTTGCCAGGGCCATGAGCGCGCTGTTAGCCTTCAGGCACGTCGTCAGGCCCGTGTCGAGCGCGATCATCCGGCTTGCTCCTCAATCTGCGCCTTGAGCTGCGTCACGATCTCGTCCGCTTCCGCCGCCGCCTCACTCTGCCCTTCGGCCAGGAACGGGCGGGCGGCCATGAAGCGCGTGCCAAAGTGGACATACGGCGCGTGTGCCGCGTCGAATACCACGTCGACGTTCAGCGCCCCGCCGTCCTCGATATGGCCGCTGTCGCGCAGCTCGCCTGTGTCCACAGGGACATGTGGCAGGGTCTTCTCCAGCACGAGCGCCGCCCACTGGCGCACGGCGTTGGCCGTGTCGCCTTCGAGCGCCTGCGCGAGCGTCGCCACCTTGTTTCTGTCCACCGTCGTCTTGACATCGAATCGGCTCATCGCTGTACCCTTTGCGCCAGCACCCGCAGCTGCACCCTGAGCGTCGCGTCCCCCGCGGGCACGCTCACCACCTGGTACACGTTCGTCCCGATGGTGATGCGCGCCTTCGGCGTGACTGTCACCGTCGGCGCGAGGTCGATGTACACCTGGCCCAGCGCGACGACGGCGCCGCTCGCGCGGACCTGCTCCACGGCCGCCACGTCCCGCACCCAACACGGCTGGTTGGTGTACGTCGCCGTCCAGCCGTCCAGCCACTCGCCGGTCACGTCCTGCGTGCGCGACGGCTCCTCGATGGTGCAGCGGCTGGCGTAGTAGCTGGCCGCGCGCGTCCGCAGAAAAGCGGTGGATGGCATCAGCGCCCCCGCCGCCCCGAGGCGACCGCGAACTGCGCCGTGCGGCTGGTCGTGGCGACAGTTCGCAGCGCCTCCAGCGCCCGCTCGCGGAGCGTCTGTGCGAGGCGGTCGGCATCCCGGCTCTGCCGCGTGTACGTGTAGCCGTCCTGCGTCTCCCCGAGCAGTTGAGGCAGGGACGGCGCGATATTGGCTGCCGTCAGCCAGATCGCCGCCGACTTACAGCGCAGCAGGTCGTCGCCCGTCTTACTGGCCGCGTTCGGGACGCGCGCCAGCACCTCGCGTTCCGCCGCGCCCTGGTTCGTGTCAAGCGCGATAATGGCGTCGGGCAGCGTCGCCGCGTCCAGGCCCACGTCGAGCGCGGCCCGAACCGCCGTGTAATCCGTGGCGCTACCGATGAGAGCCATCGCTTATGCCTTCGTCGCCGCCGTGATGTCGCCCGCAACAGGCAGGCTCCAGATGACGGTCATGCGCGTGCGGCCGGCCGTGCCTGCCCCAACACTCGCCACAATGCCGCTCACCACGCGCTCCGTCGCCGAGTAGCGCGGGCTGACCTGGCTGTTGGCAATGTACGCGCCCGCCTTCCCACCCGCCAGGGCAAAGCTCAGGCTCTCGCCCGCGAGCAGGTCGGTCGCCTTGAGGTCCACGCCGGTGTAAAAGCCGTCGTCGTCACCCGCGTCGCCGACCTTGAGCGCCGCGCTCGTGGCCGCATCCCACAGCGCGACGCCGTTGACGATGATGTCCATGAGCGTCGCGCCCGCCGGGACGGTCACGGAGCCGGTGTAGGTGCCTGCTCCCGTCTCCGTGAACGTCACCTCCGCGCTGCGGATGGGCGTCCCGCCGATCGCGGCCAGGCGGTTGATCTCGGCGGCCGTCGCCGTCACCTGCGTTCCCGCGCCTGCCCCCAGGTACAGCGCGGCGGTGTGGAACTGGTCCAGGTTCTTGTTCGTCCCGAGGACGGCTGCCTTGCTCGCCGCCGCCGTTCCGCCCGTGACGCCCGCGAGCTTGTTGATCTCCGTCGGCGTCGCCGTGATGCCGCCCGTAGCGACGAGCTGCCCCGTCGACTCGGTCAGCTCGGACGCGCCGATCTTGACCGAGCCGCTGACTTCTACGCTATCAAAGTTCGTCGTGCCCATACGCGCCTCCTATGCGTTGACGTTCAGGAGTTTGATCGCGTTGAGGTCGAACACGCAGAAGCCCATCACCTCGGTCAGGTAGATGGCCTGCGTCTGCCGCTGGACGAACCGCTCCACCTCTTCGATATTCGCGCCGATCTCCGTCACCTGCTCCAGAGCGAAGCGGTTGTCCAGGCCCACCACATAGAGCGCCGGCGCGTCCGACGTCCAGCCGAGGCGCACGTTGTCACCCAGGCCGGGGTTGATCGGCGAGAAGCCGCCGAAGCCGCTCACGGCGTTGACCTGCACCAGCGGAATGTTGGCGCTGCCGGTGTTGAGCGTCATGAGCTGGAGGCTCACCGCCTCTTGCACCAGGATGTGCGTCAGGATGTAGGGGTTGGCGAACTTCATCTTGTACGCCAGCCAGCCCTTGAGGCTGCATGTCCCGGCCGATGCGCCGGTGTCCAGCGTGGTGAGGTTGTGGGTCGTCGGCGCGCCGCTCGCGCCGTCGCCGGCGACGAGGACGGCCAATGCCGCCGTGACTTTGTCCACCTCGGCCTGCACCGCGAGCCGCGCCATGTGCAGCGCAATCATGTCCAGGCGCTGCCGCCGCAGAACCTCATAGCTCGCTTCCAGGCCACGCCCGAACTTCTTGAGGCGAATGGTGTGATCGCTGCCCGTGAGCTTCGCCGTCGGCACGTCCGTGCCTTCCGCGATGCGCTTCATGCGCTGGTCGTCGACGCTCTCGGTCAGATAGAACGCCTGGTACGCGCCTGAGTTGATCGGCGTCGTGATGGCGATCAGCTCGGCGAGCGGGATCGCCGGTGCGATGCGCTTGGCGCGCAGCTGGTCGGCGTAGGTGTACGGGTACAGCGAGCCGCCGGCGGCGTTGTCGTCCGAGCCGTAGATGGCGCGCGTGTTGACGTCCTTGCCCGTCGAGGCGCGACGCCAGGCGCGGCTCAGGAACTCAGGCGCGAGGGCCAGGGTGTTGGCGTCGCGCTCAAACTCCGCGAACGTCGAGGCGTAGACGCCCAGCTCCGGCAGTGACGTGGCGCGGATGTCGGCCGCGCGCATCAGCCGCCCAAAGGCGTCCAGGCCATCCTTGTACTCGGGCGATGGGTCTTCCCGCTCCAGCCACGCGCTCACGCTCATACCAGCGCGGTACGCCTGGCGGTACAGATCCGGCCCCATGCGCTTCAGCATCTCCTGGGGTCGGAGGGTCATGGATTCAACGGTCATGTGCGTTACCTCCTTAGCACAGGTTCACGACAACCGCAGTCGTCGTGTCGTTGTTGACGATGAAGCCGCGCGCCAGGCCCAGCTCCGCGGCCGTGCCTGTGGCGACCTCGCGGATGTAGCCCTTGTCGGCGACAAGCAAGGCGCCGACGATCTTCTTGCCGAGCGTCAGGCTCGCGCCCGTGCCCGCCGGGAGCGTCATGAAGCCGCAGTACTGGACGCGGGCGTAGTTGTCGCTCTCGACGCTGATGAGCTTGCCAATGACTGCTTCACCGTCGGCCACCAGGGCCACGGTATCATCTGTCGAGAACGTGACGGCGCGCCCGACGACGGCGCTGCCGCCCGCGGCCGTGGCGCTGTAAGTGATGGTTGAGTTGTCGATCTTGAAGGTCGCATAGTCGGCGTCAAGCCCTTCATAGGCGACCGCGAGTCGTGGGTCCGCCATATCTTCCTCCGTTTCTTATGCCGCGAATGCGGCGTCGGGTACGTCGTTCTTGGGCGTCGGCGCCGGGGCTTTCTCAGCCCGGTCCACCGAGGTACGCCCGGTCGGAATAGCCTTGTCCGCCGCCTCGCGGTGCAAAGCGACGATGCGCTTGATGCCGTCCAGGCTCTGCGTCGTCAACATCTCGCGGTACGTCTCCACCGGGAAGGCGTTGCCGTAGGCGCGGATGCCCTCATGAAGCGCCTGCTCGACCAGGTCGGCGCGGTACACGCGGCCGTCGTCGGCGAGCGGCGTCAGGCGGGCGATCTCCGCCCGCGCCTCGGCCAGGTCGCGCGCCAACTCGATGGCCCGCGTGTCCTCGGTCGGCGTCGTGCGCTCCTGCGTGTCGGCGGTTGGTGTCGTCTCCTGAGCCGCCGGCACTGTGGTTGTGTCCTGCACAGTGTTTGTCTCGGTTACATGCATAGGGATCTCCTGTATAGTCACGCCAGGCACGAGTACCCGGCGGCTCGGCAAGTGAACGCGGTACCGCGCTTCGATGAGCTGCACCGCCTCGGGCCGCATCCGGCCCGCCGCCGCTTCCTGGTTCGCCTTGAGGATGGCCGCGCCCGGCGTGGCGCCGTCAAACACGGCCGACACCTCCGAGAGCCGCGCATCCTCCACCCACGCAAACGCGAGCTTCCTGACGGCCGCGCCGGGGCTGTCGCCGTCGTCGCTCCGCGTGTCGTACTCCACACCAGGGACGTGCGGGCAATTCCAGTCGCGCATCATGTCCAGGCCGCAGATGGAGCAGACGAACGACCCGCCGTAGAAGCCGACGCTCACGTCGCTCACGATGCCGCTACGGATGCCGTCGATGAGGTGATCGGTGGAGACGCCGTTGAGCATCAGGCCGGGCAGCGTGTAGAAGGTGGCGCGAACGCGCGGCGGGTCGCCCGTGTCGCTCGCGCCCAGGTACTCGCCCTGGATGCTGCGGCCAAAGCCCAGGGCGTTGAGGCGGTGGCTGTCCTGGAAGCTCACGCCCACCTCGGCGTCCGCCGCGAAGTTCTTGAGCGTCGTGCGCGGCGACATGCGCGTGAAGTAGGCGTCCATCACCGACGAGCTAATCTGAGCGCGAAACACGAACGGCGTCCGCCCGTCGAAAATGGACGGGTCCATGGCGCTGGCCCGGATGCGCTCCATTGTCGCCGGGTCGGGCGCGTTGGTCGTGAGCAGCCGCGCGGGATGCGCGTACACATC